GTACAGCTTGTTTGTTGCTGCTGCATCAAAGTACACATCGCCAAACCCTTCTGCGTTAGCGTTTCCCCAATTGCTTTTGTGATATATTTCGTTTGGCATCTTGCTCTTTATTTAAGTAACATTTTAGTTTTATTTCGTTGTCCTTCTTTGGTTTGTACTTACTTACAGCATCCATCCGTTAAATAAAGCGTTTTTATCAGGATATATTTCCTCGTTAGAATTACTGTAATACTCTGGGAATTTACTTGGCGCATTGAAACTTAAATAGTCAATTAACCTTTGAGTATAATACTCCGCATAATCCCTCTCCTTTGCTATAAGCGAATCAATCTCTTGCTTGTCTACAATAGTACTGTTTTCAGAACTGTGCTTAAATACACCTCCATTAGCAATAGTATAAGACGCAAACGGAAGGTACTCAACCATAGCATAATGAATAAGCATGGGTTGTATATAGTCGTTTACTAGCGCCAAATAATCTCCTGCAAGAGACCCAGCAACTATATCTTCACTAATCTTATCATACAAGTCGCTTCCTAAATAGTTTTGAATGTGTATCTCTTGTGCAATCTTAATGAACTGAATAAATTTATCAGTATCAATCGAACCGCTTAACGCAGTATTCTTAATAAGGTCGCTTCTCTTTATAAATATTGCTGTTGCCATTATTCTACATCTTCAATTTGTTCTTCTATCTTTTCTTTGACTTCTTCCTCTATATCCTTTTTAACGCCTGTTTCCTTCTCTATCTCGGCTTCGCTGATAGCATTAGTCAAGTCAGTAAATTCAAGCGGTTGTAGGGTCTTAAAATAGATGTCTAATTCAATTCTGTTGTACTCAAGTATCTTCTCAAGCTCATCAAGAATAGTAACTTGCATTGGTCTGATAACGGTGTTATCCATAAGTACAGATGCAGTCTGCAATTCCTCCGCATTATTACCTAAACCAGATGTGTCTTTTATACCAACAAGCATAGGTGATACGATACGGTGTGATACCATTACTTTACGCATGCTTTCGTCAGATAAGAACTGATACTGCTGGTGTGCATCTGATAGCTGTACTGGCTCAATAGTAGCTGCTAATTCCTTGCTATCGTTAAACGCCAAGATAAATCTACCTGCGTTAGAACTACCACTAAATTTATTGATAATGCTATTCTCTATGGCATCTCTTTGCTCTGCATCTGGCGTACCATTGTTAAAGTTGATAAGCATAGATGGACTTAATCCATTCTGAATATTGTTGATATGATAGTTTGCAATCTCTTCTTCTAACTCTGCATACTGTAATCCTCCTTGATAATCTACTGGCGAATAGTATTTATACCCAGCACGATAAGGCTTTATGTAAAGTATCTCAATAGCAGCATTAGAGAATCCAAATGCAGGTATTCTAGTTAGCTTATCTCCTGTACTTGCTGTACTCCAATCAGAATGGTAGTAGTATGCCTCTATTTCGCCTTTAGAGTTGCATTTCTCGGCTCTTAACGTCTCTACTGGTATATGCTCTACCTGTGCGATTTTAGAGCGGTCTTTGGTGTATATAACTTGCAACGCAGCTTGACCCATCATTTTATAATCGTGGGTAATTCGCTTAATTACATCTTTTTTAAGGAGTTCTGTCATCTCCTTATATCCAGACTCATTCTCTTTACTATCTGTCGCATCAAGACCTCTTCCATATATCATTTCAGATATGCCATTGATTGCAGCATTGTTTGTTGGACTTCCATTGTACCTGTCTATCAGGTAGGTGAAATAGTCATTGTCCTCACCATAAGCAACGAAATCATCGTTATAGTATTCTTTAATCTCTGGTCTTGAATAAGAACCGAGTTGAACAATATGTATTTTACCTTCTTCTTTATTATTCATAATAGGTCTTTTCTTTGCGTAATGTCTTGCTTTTTTTGCCATTTCTTATGCTCCTAATGCTAATGCTGCTGTTGTATTTGCTTGTCCGTCAGTTTCGCTTGTAACTCCTGTTGTTGTTTGTCCTAAATCACTCCATTGCGTATATCCGTCTGCTGGTTTAGGTTCTGTTGGTGAGATTATCAATGCACCATCTACTCCATTAAGAGTATATGCGCCAGCGACAATACCCCCATAACCTTTTTCACCTAGATTCCCCTGAATACTTCCATCTACTCCAGCTTCAAATCTTACAGGTCTAACTCTTGTCTTTTTAGTGTTGTAATAAGCACCACTACAATTTACTTCAGATAAGTAGCAATTCTCTGGAATGTCCTTTGTTAAATTTGATATTGGTGGATTATAAAACCATCTCTGATAAACATAAGCTCTGCTTGGTGATTCAACTCTTTCTGTTGATGTCCAATAATATAAATTTGTTTGACTTGGTCCAGATGGCGTTGATACCACCTCTGGAACATAATATGGGTCATATCCGTATTGTACAGCAACTTGATTAAGAAGCCCTAGATATCTATATAACTCTTCAGCTTCTTCTTTTGATGGTAAATACCAATCATCGTAACTAACCTCGTCTATTGTAACGCAGTATAAATCACATATCTTAAATGCTGATGTTAACGCATCCATAGCTGAAGTATCGTAACACAATGTAACATCGCTTGGTGATGGCGTTACTCCACCACTCTCATCTCCTATTACAATAAAGTCATTATCAAATGTTTGTTCAACTATGTAATCTCCTTTACCAACCTCGTATTTATCAAAATCAGTTTGGTCTGTTACATAAGCCATTCCCCTGTAAATATCCCCATCATTATCTTTAACTACAATACTGTAATATGATTCAGATATAAGATTAGGAAATGCAAAACTCAACGTGGTTATATTTGTTGATGAGTCGTAACTATGAGAGACAGTATATTCAAATGTCCTTCTTTCTGATTTGTTAGTCATCTCAACAATACAGCTACCAGATAAAACCGTTTTTCTTGGCTTAATCTTTATATTCTGTACCGAGTCTATCGCTTGTAATATGTGCATATCAAAGTAACAATCAAATTGTTATTTGTTTCAAAGATACAAAAAAAGGGTCGCATAAGCAACCCCTTTTAGATTCACAACCCTATTAAATTTATGAAGGGTCTCTTTGAGTAGATTCAGTAGCAGTAGCACTTGTCATACCTGCAAATGGGTCTGCATCAGTACCTCCATCTACGAAAGATGGCATACGGATTTCATTAGCAGTTAAAGTTAGTGTGTAGCCATTTAGGTCTCCCATTGCAGTACCAGTTACAGCAGTACCGCCAGTTACGTCAGAACCATTGTCAGCGCCAACCAACAAGAACTTGTCATCAAATGTTTGTACAACAACGTGTGGTCTACCATACGCCATTAACTTCAATTCTTTATTGTCCTCTTTAGTTAGCTTAAACAATGTAACGCTTAACACCTGCTCAAAGAATGTTGTTCCATTCTCCATAGAAGATGTAATGTTTGTTTCAAGCGAAGAATTACCTTTAACATCATAAGTATGATAATCGAAAGTACCAGTCATATCAGTAATCTCATCACTAGAACCATAGGTTAAAGTTCCTAAATCACCGAAATCTACAAAGTGTAGTTTCTTAATACCACCGACAGCATCCTTACAAGGTCTTAATCTTCCGCCAGTTAAATCACAAGCCATAGTTTTACTTTTTTAGTAAAAGGGGTAGGATTAGCCACCCCTTTCGATTAAACAATTATTATGCTAACGTCAGTAACGTCAAGTCAGAACCGATACCGTATTGTACACCTGCTGTATATCGCATGATGATACGTACATTCTGGCTTCCATCAATGTCAGCCATGTCGATTACTTTTACTTCGTTGTGGTCGCTTAATAGACCTGTACCGAAGAAGATGTTAGAAGCCTCACCAGCAACGATGTGGTCAGATGGCATTCCTGGCGCATGTTGGATTTTAATACCTTCAAAAGAAAGTGCATTCCCTTGATTGTACCAAAGTGAACCTTGTGCGTTAACACCAGCAGCACCTTGTCCTTCAGCAGCAAAACCACCTAATGCACGAACATAAGATTGCAATGCAACAGTTGGAACGTAGATAGTCAAATCTTCTTTACCATAAACAGCAGAAGGAATAGCATCAACTACATTTCCAAGAAGTGTTGAAATGTTAGAAGAACTGAAAGATGTTTCAGAACTATTAGCAGCATCGTTTACATCTCCATCAGCAGCAGCAAGAACTGTAATACCGTCAAATTCACCAGCGTTAGCGTTTACACCACCCCAGATGTTTTGCTCTGTCTTTTCAGCAACTTTAGCAGAAACATGTCCTAGAATAAAGTCAGAGAAAGATGCAGGTAGTTTGTCAAATGCAGAATATCCCATTTGTACAGCTTCCCAGTCTGCTCTAAAGTCTTTTTTACAAAGCTCTAGGTTAACTTGGAACTCTTCTGGCTGAAGAATACGCTCTGTAAGTGTAAGCGCATCAGCAGTAGCAGAAAAATCACAAGAAGCATCAGCGATAAAGTTAGTTGAAGCAACTTTCTTTACGACTTCTTTATATTTTACATTAGGTTTGATGGTGATTGCACCTTCAGCTAATGTTTTACCTGTCAAGAGGGCAGCAGAAATGTATTTTCCTGCAAACTCTCCAGCGTAAGTAGAGGTGATGGTATCAACAGAACCATTACCAGCGTATAGATTTACTTTTTGATTACTCATTTTTATATTATATTAGTTTTGAAAATACTCGGTCAAGTGTACTAGCAGGGCGATTCTGACCGAATTTAACCACCTCTTTTTGTTCAGTTTTTTCTGATGGTGCGTGTGCGATTGGCTCGGCTGCTGGTTCAGCAGATAGCTTCTCTACTTGAGATGAAAGTTCAGCCTTTTCTTGCTCAACCTTACTGTACTCAACCATCATATCTTCTTTGATAGACTTAATCATATCTTCGAGTTCTGCGATTTTAGAGTTGAAATCCTCTTCCTTCACATAACCCTCCATTAGTTCTACTTCTTCGGAAACTTCTTCTTCCAATTCAGTAGCTTCTTCTTCGGATTCTTCAGCCAACTCAACTTCTTCAGTTGATTCAGCATCAAGAGCAGCCTCTACTTCTTCAGTAGCAACTTCCTCAACAGAATCTTCAGATAATGCAACTTCCTCTACTTCTGGAGTTTCAGTAACTTCTTCGGCTGCAACTTCGATGTTCTCAACCTCTTTCGTTTCTGGCTCACTAATAGCAGAGAGTTTTTGCATAATATCATTCAAAATGTTTGTAGCTTTACTCTCCATATTATGTTAATTAACAGTTATAGTTATAAATAAATAACAAGTATTAAAAATACTGTTAGATTTTTAAGCACGTATTTTACCAATACCTTGCCCTCTTAAAGTGCCATCACAGCATTTTCTTGAGTATGTCTTTCCGTTTTTACACAAGCAACCTCTCTTTGAGTTTGTTGGTACTTGCTGTCCTACTGTTTCTTTACTTTTCATTTCTTACTTGATTTAGGGTGCTTCTTTGGTAGTAAATCATAATCGGTAGTGTATTTAGCATTTTGCGGTCTACCGTTCTTTAAAAGATATATATAGGCGTTCACTCTAGCTTGACCCCATTGCTCGGCTGACTTTACAGC